GTCTTTATCGACCGTGATGATTTTTGAGTAGACTCCTACATTGGGAGGTACATCAATAAAAATACCCTTGACCTTGGGAACGACCTTACTTGGAAACTGCGGGTGAGGTAACGCGGCTACCTTACCTACCCTGTCCAAGTCGCCCCCGAAGATCATCGTTCCATAACCTGCCATCTCACCACCCCTAACTTGAATACGTAAGGTTTATCCGTAGGACCTTACCATACCCGTTCTCTCGTTCTATCTGTCCAGTGATTGTCCGGCTACCGTAAGGGGAGGCAACCTGAACCGTAAATCCAGATATAAGAACGTTGTTGATGTACCAGTGGTCAGGTACTGTGTCGGGAACTGGTGGATTCGCCCCACGGATTACGGTAATCGTCTCTGTAGTGCCGTCCACGTATGTCACGACAACAGAATCAATCAATTCTGGGTCGAATAAGTTCCCGCCCCGTAACACCTCTATAGAGAGTACATCGTCGGGGTTACCGTACAGGTTCTCGTCGCCAATGAAGGTTCTATCCTTATCGAAGTCGTTCTTCCTGATTTCCCTGCGGATGATCTCAAGGATGGGGAAGATGTCATTCGTATTGAGATAGTTCCTCATGGCACCACCCCTTTCGTTTCTCTACTAATTATAAGAAGATGCCGACACTATTAACTGGCAAAAGGAAAAGGTGCGACCGTGTATTATCGCACCTCATCCCGTCAGTTTTACGCAATCTTTTCTTCCCACGTGAGTTCCAGATGGTTAACCATACCGTTCTGGTCACCCATGAGGGTGTTTCCCTTGATGATGTAGTAACCCTCAGTAGAGGTATTCTCATCGTAGACGTAGCATCCGTCCAGAACCTCGATGAACGGGTTACCTTTGACAACAACGTTCTTTGTACGTGCCTGACGCTTCATATCAAAGAACAGCTTGTCTGCAACCACCTTCTTGGCTCCATATACTGTCGCCCCATCGGATTCGTCAATCCAAGGGCACTCAATCTGAGTCGTTCTGATATGGCCCTTGCAGGCAACGAGCAAGTCCTTATCGAAGAAGTGCTCTTGGTTGCCTTTGTTGCCAAGTACGATAATGTGATTACGCACGCGGGAGTAGTCTGTAGAAGAGTTGAGAGAGTAGAGGTTATCCCCACTTCTAAACTCCCACCGCATGTTGTTCTCAAAGTCTAGTCTGTGCATGATGAACGTTCCGTATCGGTTGCAGGCAACACGGAAGTTGATCTCATCCACAATCCGGCGAATACAGTCGGACACACGCTCACCTGCTTTGAATACTACAGCCTCGACGAACGGGTTTCTGTACCCTGTAGGTGTCTTTACATCACCTAGCGTGACTTTGCGCAGGACGCCTTTAGAGTCGAACTTCATGAAGGTGTTGTCCTTTCTGCTGATGTCTGTGTAGTAGGTCTCCTCGATGACCAGATCAGGATGCAGGAGGTCTTCGTGGATGTACCGCCACCCGGTCATTCCTGCATGGTTAGCGAGCGCCTGTACGATACTTGACTTAATCCACGGGCGAGGTGTCTCGTCACCGTTAAAGGTATCCTCTGGTGGGAAACTCATATCCTTCAGTAGGATACACTCTTCCAAAAGGTCGAACCTATCCACGCAGTGGAATGTGACTGTTCTGGCCTCAGAGTCCTCTTCTATCTCCCCTTTAATCATGCCAGTGAACACCCGAACTAATTGGTTACCGTATCCCGCATAGATACGTACAGGCGTGTACTCACTGATAACATGGCGAATAGCTCCTTCTTCATAATACGTGTATGGGTTCTCACGTAGGTTTTCAGGGAAGACCGCGCTTCGCACATACTCAGGAGAATATAGGCCGTGGTGGTTACTTAACGTCACCCGCGCTGTTGCGGAGGACATGTCCAGATGGGTACTAACTTCCCAACTGATGATGTCGTCCTCTAGGTAAAAAGTCGTATCGTACACAAACCCGCCTAAGTCGTACCATCTATCCTCTGTCTTGGTCACTACTTTGGTGATCGGCGTAGAGATGGAAAAGTCCTTGTTGGCGTACTTCACATCATCCACGTACATCGTACCTGTGTCATGGCCAGAGATATAGAACAGGAGACGGTTGGTAGTGTACGGCTCAGACTTTTCTACAAGTCCTGTATCCTCCCACTGTCCGTCCTTTTTATGGAAGATAATCATGGTATCTGCATCCTTGGCTACCAACAAATACTCCTGCCATTGAGTGTTATCGACAGAGTAAGTCTGAATGTCCGTTCCGTCAATACCCGTGTTTGCCTCTACCCGATCAGGCTTAAATGAAGGAGTAAACACCGTAGTCCCGTCAGATAGGTAGATGTTAGAGCCTGTCGTGCTCGGTGACACCTTTAGCCTTACCTGTAGAGTAAACGGGTACTGAACCACACCCAGACGCTCAAAGCCACTAGAGTCATGCTCACCAGAAAACGAGTCGTTGAACAGAAGGTAGTCTCCTGCATCTACGATTGGGGTGTTGTTAAACGGTGTCCAATTGGTTGAGGTACTCATGTTGTCCTCAAAGTCCCATACCGTTCCGCCCCCGATGATGGATGAGGTTTCTGTCTGTTCCTCAATCTCTGCGAACTCCGCCGCCTTGATTGCAAACACCCCGAATTTGGAATTGGACTGGTGAGGATTGGACATAGCAAACTCAAACGTATGGTTTCCCTTCGGGACTGTAATAGGAGCAGGATAGATCAAGCCTCCCGGATACGTGTTACCGTTCATTGTCCATACTGGATTACCGTCCATCAGCACTTGCAGGGTGTCGTCCGGCGAGGCGTTCTGATAGAACATGTGGAACGACAGGTACCCATCGTTAAACCACTGATTGTTGAACGTAAACCCTCGCCGTTGTCCGGGAGTCTGTATACCTTGAAACCCAACCATCCTCTTTGCACCTTGTGGTGTAGAAGCGGTGAAGTAGTCGGCATTCACGTAATTAAACTTGCTATCAGGCGGGCTTGTATTCAGGTCTTTATAGTAGGAGACACGTTCTGTGCCTTTCGTCGTGGTGGTTTTTCCAGTCCCGCCCGTCACCGTACCGTTAAGGGACACAGTGCCATTCAGTACCGGCTCAGGGTTAATGTCCACACCGTCCTTCCAAATCTCAAAGTGCAGGTGGGAACCGTCTCCTCCCCCAGACGGTCGAGAGTCGCCGGAGTTGCCTCCTAAACCAATCCGTTGCCCTGCTTTGACGTGCTGACCTACAGTCACTAACTGCTTGCTAAGGTGTGCGTATCTCGTCTTGATGTTGTTGCCGTGGTCGATGGTCACGTAGTAACCGTACCCACCCTCTTGATACTTAACCTCAGTGACCACACCGTCCCACACGGATACAACAGGGTCGCCAATGGCAAGGTCAAGATCAAGTCCTTTGTGCTTTGGGCGGGAAGGGTTGACTGTCCGGTGTCTAGATGTGATTACCATGTCCGACAGTTTGTTCTTGCCTTCAATCGGCATGACGGGGGCATTGGCAAAGAACGTACCTCCCACCCCACTGCCGTGGACGATAGACACTGTGTTCTTGGTGGTCTGTTGCGTGATAAACTCAACCACCTGATACTTCTTTTTGAGTCCACGGACGTAGGAAAATTTGTCCAGTTCTACGATTACTCTAGGGGCATGACCAAACGCATTGACCTTACGCATGATCTCAGTTAGGAATGCGTTACTGGGTCTATCGACATGGTTCATCTGCGTCATACGTCATCACCTAAACCTTTCCAGTGCCCACTCAATGAATCGGTGGAGATACGTTACGGCCTCCGCCCGCGTGATACATCCCTCTGGGTTGAACGTGCCATCCTCGTAGAGAGGAAACACATAACACCCGTCTAGGTACTTCTCATTCAGGATGTCAAGCAAGTCCTCAGAGTACCATTTATCCATCGGAATGTCTTTTATGTTCCGTTCGTTGTTGATTACCGGCTTGTACACACGGTCTGTGAACCTGTTGTAGAGGTTCTTCCTAATGCGTTGCAGAAGGGACATGAACTCGGCCCGCAGTAACGTAACGTCGGGGAAGAACCTATCGTTCCACCGCACCGCAGGGGATGTCGGGATAACCTTTTCAGAAGTGTGCATAATCTGACCATTCGGACCACGGTAGTTATACTCCACGGTAATCGGAATATTCCACAACTCGTAAGATGTGTAAAGTACGCCGTTTACAATGGTAAACATGTTACGCCTGTATCCGACCTTCTCCTTCATAGCCTCCTGCACAGACTGTCCCGGAAAGAGGCCAAGGTCAATACGTTTCAGTTTCCGACCCAATGCTGTAGCTACTTCATTCAGGTGGAAGTTGATGTCGAATACGTACTCCGACTTGTTTTTCAACTCGACAGAAGGATACACTCCATCGTGAATCGTGTATGGCGTGTATTGACATCCTTCCTGACGGTAAGCAGGCTCTCCCATAGCTATTACGATCACTTCCAAGCCCGCCGAGATGGGGTTAGGCAGGAACACCTTATCTTTGTCCGTCTCCACCTGCACGGGAACCCCATCAACGTAACAGTAAACGGGATTGTCGTCTGAAGGTGTATATCCAGGCAACGGGAACTCAATCTGGTTCTCCGTGCTGATATAAGACTTAACAATCCTTTCCTTGCCCGGCTTGAAAGCGTTGTATGGGATACTCTCAAATAGAGTCTTATTGTCATTGGGGTCCAGAATGAGACGAGAAGCATCCAGTACGTCACGGTAAAACCAGTCGTATGGGCTTACGTCAATCCATTGAAGCATATCAGTACCCCCTTAGAAGTTTGTCGATGAGACGGTATGTCCTCAGAAGGAACGCCGCCCCTTCGGAGCGTAAGAGATGATCTTCTGGACGGAAGTATTGAACAGCATCTCCGTTGTAGTCATAAACGGTAATGAGTCCTCGTGCCTGCATATCATTGATGTATTGCTCCGCCCAATGTCCTGCTGTGTCGATAAACGGAGACTGGTGCCGGAACTCAAACTCCTGTTTGCGAATCATCAGGAAGTTCACGCTGACGAGGTACTTTGTTTGTTGTTCTACCGTCTTGATGTCAGGCTCTCCGTTGACTACACCGACATAGATACTGCCCTTCTCATCATAGTACTTATGCTCCGCCCCGATAAACTGCATCCAGTCTGCAAACTCTTTTTTGGAGTAGAACAGTAAGGTTACCGTAACGAGGTAGTGGCTTGTACCGCCTTGTACAAGCCCCGCCGAGGACTGTAGGGCGGAGTTTGCGTGTGACTTCATAACAGGGGTCGGTGGCTTGTAATCATTAACCATCCTCCCCTTCACTTCAACAAACCGCAACCCGTTATCATAAAACAGCCTACGCTTATATACGTGATCTTCGCTGTAGTTCGTGTTCTGCTGAGACATGTTACCCCTCCTTAAAAAAGAAGCCCCACCTTATCAGATGGGGCGTTATCATCAACCTCTGTACCCGAACGGGTTGGCTTGCTTCTGTAGACGCAAGTTCTTCCCTTCGTGAATACCTTCCCCAAACGCCCTACCAATCTGACGGATACGTTCGATGGAAGTACCGTCAGTGATGTTCGGGAGGGTGATAGTGACGTGCGTATCTCCCCCTTGAACAGTATAAGTCGTGTGGGTGTTATTTCGAGTGATGTACTCGTAATAACTCATGGCTTTCACGTTGTCAGGTAGGTTGAATGTACCTCCTGTATTCTTCATCTCATCCAAGATACCCAACTGAGCCTGTAGAGACTGCTTAGTTAAGTCCCTAATCTCTTGTTGGATAGTCTTGATAGCTTCTTGGTCTGTTGTGTTTGCCAGTTTAGCTTGCAGTTCGGTAATCACTTTGTTGATTTCTGCTACCTTTTCTTGGTTTTGTTGGATACGGACGTTTCTCAGGTAAGGGGAATCGTCGTCCATGCCGCCCGAACGGAGTTTGGCTTGCAGGTACTCTATCTCCCTTTCCTCGTCCATTTTAGCCAAGTCTTCTTTATACAGCCCAATCTGAGCGAGTTGAAGTTCTCTAATCTTGACCTGAGACGAACGGATTGCGTTTTCGAGAGCCGCAATCTGACGAGGTACGTTACCTTCGTTGTCAACAGACTGGTCTACTGCCTTGAGTTCATTGATTCTGGCTCTCATATCGGCAATAAGCTGTTGCTCATTTGCGATAGAAGCTTGCATGAACTCCTTGCTTTGCCTGTCCATTGTCAAGCTGTTTTGAAGTTCTCTTGCTTGCGCCCTCATTTGAGCATCGTTCAGCCTGTTGTTAATAGCCTGTAGACTAGCGTTCAACACGTCACGCTTGCCTTCGTAATCTACACGTTTCTGTTCATCGCCGTATTCTTTATCCAGTTCTTCTTTTACTTTCTTTTTGTGTGCCAAGTCTTCTTCCATGTCTTTTACTTGTTGCTTTTCTTCTGGTGTTTCAGCCAATCTTCTAGCCATCGACAAGGCTTTTTCAAGGTTGCTGATATATTCTTCAAGAGCGCCGATTTCCTTCCGGTACACTTCAAGCAACTTGTTCGCTTGCTCTCTACGCATACGAATGTACTCATCGGAGTCTGTCTTCATACCTCTTAACAGAGCGTCAAGAGTCTGAGTCGTATTCTCAGCGTTGACTTTTTCAAGGTTCTCCTTGATTCTCTGCTTGATGGTTTCACCGGACAGGGAACCAAAGTCACGAGCCGCCATCTTCTGCGCTATGTCTTTTTCACGAGCCGCCCTTGCTCTTTCTTCCAGTATTCTCTGTTCTTCCTCTTTGATCTGAGTTTCTTGGTATTGTTTTAGGTACAGGTCTCGTTCTTTCTTGCGGAGTTCTTCTAGCTTAGACATGCCCGTTTCAGGGTCTACTTTATTGGCAAGTGTGTCGATGAGTTGGTTCATCATCTTCTCTCCGCCGTTCTTGTCAATCCACTTACCGAAGGCGTTAGCATCGTTAATGTCCTTATCCATACCGTACTGCTCTTTAGCTACCTTCATCATTTCGTTCACAGTCTCAATTGCAGTACCTACTCCGTAGTGGTTTTGGTCTCCGCCAGTGACTTTGCCAAGGAAGTTAGCCGCAGAACCGTAGTACAAATACAGGTCGTGGAACCCTTTTTCAAGGAAGCCCATAAACCCATCCTGCTTGTAGATGTTGAGGGTATTACGTGCTTGCTCAAGGTTCTTAATGTTAGCCTTGGCTTCATCCAGTTCACGTTGTTCCTGAGATACCGTAGCATTGTACGCTATTCCAGAAATGGTTTCACCGAGACCTACAGCCAACACTAACTGACCAAGGATTCCTGCTATACCTTTGCCCAAGGTCGCTAACCCACTAGCCGCCCCTCTTGCCTTGTTCGGCAAGTCGTTAAGGAAGTTGTTAAACCCATCCAGTAGACGGCTACGCATTGTCTGACTAAGCGTTTTATTGATGTTGTCAATTTCGACTCTGAGTTTCTTGAACTCAGGATGAGCGCTACGAGTCACTTCTATCGACTTTCTCTGCTCTCTGCTGTAGTTATCCAACTCCCTACCAAGGTCGTCTAGGTCTCTGATTACCAGTCCGGTAGACTTGTGGACTTCCTCGAGATGCTTCTGGAACTGATTCAACTGTTCTGCATCAAGTTGAGCAAGCTTGGTGTAGATGTGACCTTTATCACCACTGACCAGTTGCTCGAACTTTTCTTTATCGCGGATGTCGTCGATAAAGTTGTCCAAGAACCCATCTGCAAATACACCTTTTAGTTTGGCGTTTCCTGCGAGGGTCTTAGAGTTGAAGTTTGTTCTGCCCCACTTTTCTTCGTCCGTAAGTTCAAGTTTGCCCCTGTATCCTTCGTACTCGTCCACAGCGCGGAGGATTTCTGCCAGATTGTAAGCCCTTCCTTCCGGCTTATGCTCTTGCAGGTATTCCCTGAACCTATTCATTTGCTCGTCGTTCATAGCCACGATTCTGTCAAGGTAAGGGCGAAGTTCCGCGTTGTTCAATGCACTACGCATGAACCTCTCGTTGGCAGGTGTGCGCGACAAGAGGTCTTCGTCTATCAGACCAGACAAGGAAGACAGTTTGCCTTCTTTGTTCCACCTACCGTAGACGCTTTCACGACCGAGTAGAGTTTCCAATGCTCTGGAAGCCTTGGTCTCTTTCTCGTAGCCGGACATAGCGCCTACAGCCCCGAATAAACGTCTTCCAGTGTACCATGCGGTAAACCCTAAAAGACCCTTGGCGGCTATGTCAATCAGTTGAGCAATCCACCAACTGTTCTCGGTGATGTTGTCAGACAAGGATGTTATTGCGTTGGTTACACTGTTAATTTGCGGAGTCAATTCTTCCATTAAGGAAGCGAAGGCGATTTCCATGCTGACTGCCGCCCTGTCCATGTTGACGATAGTGGACTGAGTGCTGTTCGCCATCATCTGAATGAAGTCTTCTTCTCTGAACTTCTCCATAGCGTCAAGGACTTCTTTGAACTTCTCAAATTCCTCTAAGGTCGTCATACCTTTTGCGGACTGATAGGTTCCGAAGATGTCCATGATTACAGCACGTTTGTTAGGGTCAGCCAAACCTTCGTACTTACGTGCAACTTCTTCAAGAATCTGGTCAGCAGACCTAGCAACCAACCTGCCCATAGCATCCCTGTCGTAGACTTGTATTCCGATATTCTCAAGTTCTTTGAGAGAACTATCGGATTGCAGACGAGGAATGATAGACTTGTAGAAGTTACCGATGTTCTCACCAGACAAACCAGTAGCCTGTACGGACACGGCAGTCATGGCGATAGCCTTCTCTGCGGATACCCCTGCCGCCCGGAACGTAGAACCGGAGCGCATAAGGGCTTGCATGATTTCCTCAGTCGTCGCTTTGGTTACGTTGGTCGCTACGGCGAAGGCTTTGACTACGCTGTCCAGTTCCCCTACAGAAAGACCGAACTGCGCCATGATAGCTTCTAAGCCCGGTGCGACTACTTCTACGATGTCGGCTTCTTGGTCGATATTTTTAATCTGACCTGCCACGCTCATGAACTTGCGGATTTCAAGAGGGTCATCAAGCAAACGAGAACCGATAGTCGCTACTTGGCTCATGTCGCCGTACTTAACACCATAAAGTAGGGAGGTCTGCTTGATGCTAGGAATCAGACTTTGAATGTCTCGGTTGACCTTGGCGAAGTCAATCCGGTCTGTTTTCCTTCCTTCCTCATCTTCCATCTTGTAGCTGTCCTTGAGCACCAAGTTGTTGAACATCTTCAATTGCTCTGTCTGAGATGTCTTGAAGGACTCGACAGATTGATACAACATCATGAGCGGCGCACCAACGATAGAACCTGCCAAGATGTGGCGTACCGTGTTGATGATTGCACCCTCAAGACCGAAGCTGTTGAAGTAAGCGTCACGTCTTGCATATGGGTCACTTGCTAAAGGTGCTGTCTCTCTAGTCCTTCTGCGAGTGTCGATTGGCTCGTCACGCTCGACTCGCCCCAAGTCCCGAATCCTACGGCTACGGTTGATGTCTTTAGGAGCAACTCTTACACTGTCGATTTCCGCCCTCATGTTCGCAAACTGTAGGTCAATCTGTTCACGAATCTTTTTGACAATCTGGTTGTTGATTCGGTTGATTTCCTGAATCAGATGGTAACGAAGCTTAGGAGAGTAACTAATCTGTACACTTTCAATCTGCTTGATGATTTCCTTGACTTCTTCATGCAGTCCGCCGCCAATCTTTCTGTTCAATGCTTGCTCCAAACGAGCAAACTGACGGCGAAGTTCAGCCGAGTTGATGTCCGCGTTAGTAAACTGGTGTTGAGCGAACATTCTGTTAAAGGTATCCAAGTCCGTACCCAACTCTTTAGCCATGAAGCGTTTCAGTTGCGTACTCAACTGATTGATAGGCTTGGTCATGGACAGGGCACTAATCGAATTGATGCCTTGAGTCACATTACGAATGTATTCCCTAGCAGAATCGTCTACAGCATTGTGTAGACGTTGGATGTTTTCTGCGAAGTTGGCAGTTTCGCGGTTGGCGCTAACCTGCTCAATAGTATTTTGGATAGACTCTCTAACCCTGTTTCTGATAGCGTTAAAGATTCTTTCCAAATCCCTGTCAGTGAACTCCAACTGCGCCCCTGTTCCAAGGTTAGGTTTCAACAGAATATCTTTCAGGTGGTCTTTCACCTTATTGATAATCTGCTGAACAGTACCTTTACCGATATGGAACTGGATTGCGGCAAGGTCTTGAGCAGAAATCAGACCTGCTCCGTGCTTTTGGAGAGCCGCCACAAGGTTATTCAACTGAACGCGAACAAGACGAGCAATCGCCTTGTTTACTTCCTCGAAGTCATCCCTGCCGATAGGAACCTTACCTACTTGTAGAGAAGGGTCAACCTGAATAACGATATTCTTGTAGGCTTCGGCAAGCTTGTTGTTGATTTCGGCTTCCACCCTGCTGAAAACGGAACGAACCGTCTCAGCGTTGACTTTGAAAGCGGCAGTACCTACTTTGGATACGACGATGCCGTTACCTGCAATAAGGTCGTTCAATTCTCGCTCAATTTCCGCCCGAAGGTTCCTCCCACTACCCCTAGAAACTTGACCGGAGAGCGCGTTCAAAGAAGACCTCATGCTGTTAATTCGGTTCTCCATACTACCGAATTTAGCATCGAGACCTTCTAAGGCTTCTCCAAACAGGCGGATGTTGTTTATGGATTGTTGAAACTCCAATACCACGTCCGCACCAAGATTAGGTAGTTCGTTAGGCATACTATCACCGCCTTAGTAAAGTAAAACTCCTGCTCCCTCCCAAAAAGGAAGCAGAACAGGAGTTACAGAAGTCGTGCAAACCATTCCATATCTTCTGCCGTGGCTACCTTGTATCCGTCAATGTATTCTCCGTCCTCAGTCTTACCAGTGAATCCTGCCGGGACTTCCCCTTCATCAGAAGAACCTCCGCCACCACCGAACAGAGAACTGAATCCCATAGTGGATACCTTAACCGTGAAGTCGATATGTTCATGGCATTGTTTCAAGTAGTAGTTGAGTTGAGGTAGGGTTAAATCCCATACCTTATACTTATCGAAGTTGCAGTAATGGGCTAACTTGAAGAAGATGTTAGACCAGTCGATAGGAGGGCGGCTTTCGTACTCGGCATCTTCCTCCTTCGTTGTTACAACAACTTTTTTAGTCCGTTCAATCCAATCATAGCGTCGATAATCTGTTTGGCGATTACGAGGTCAACGTACTCGGACAGATACTCGACGGTGACGTGCTTGTAGTACGGCTTGAACGCCATCAGAAGGACTTCCATGAGTTCGTCGTATCTATCATCATCTTCGCCCTCCGTTGTCATGAGGTTGGAGATGATGATGGCGGTATCAATCGTATTTAGAAGTTTCATCAGCTTGCGTGCATCCTTCAACCCCAACGGAGGGATGCGATACGTACGCCCGTCCCGCAGTCGGATTTCCTCGTCGTCCTCAAAGAACACCTTCTCGATATACTCGGACTCCTCTTGCGTGATAGGCTCCTCTTGCATAACCTGTGATTGTTTAGTATCCTTTTCCTCAGAAGTGCCGCCATTCTTAGGAATGACCATATTACGATCTTCACTCATTCTTACTTAACCCCCTTTTCACTTCCTCCCCCTAAATGGTTAAGAAAAATGGGTGTAAGCAGGGGGAAGGAGACTTACACCCAAGACGACTCATCGTCATAGAACATGATAAGAAGTTGGCGTACAATCTGAACAAGGAAATGTAAAAAGACTCCCTGAAGGGAGTCTCTCATTAGCAGAGGTCGGACAGGTTTTGATTCGGTACTTCGTAACGCTTCATCGTACCAAGCCGTCCGTCCGGGCGCTCCGGGTCGATAACCGTCAGTGTCACACTGTGAGTGGACGCTTGTTGACGGGCCGCATCCAGAGTGAAGTTAGACTTCACGCGGCAAGCGTACAGTTCGGTTTGATAGCCTTGCAGAGAACCGTCTTTTTGCTCAAACAGACCGTCATGTACAATGCTGACCGTAAGCGGGAAATCACGTGTAGCAATGTCCAGAACGTCAACGACTTCAGTGCGTTTGTAGTTGACGTAAACGTCAGTATTCTCCATGTGAGAGTTGAACGTGATCTCGCCAGTGTTCGGGTTAACAACATACTCGTGCTCGGCAGGGGAGCCGCCAGTAATACGTTTCAGCGGTTTGTTATCCTTGAGCGTGCGGATAGAGATGTGACGGGTTTTGTCACCGTCTTCCTCAAACAAGGAGCTACCGAAGCCAAGAGTGATTTTACCGTTCTTAACGGTATGCTTCTCTTCCAGAACCCATACGTAACCGTCTTTGTCTGCCACAGCCGCCACTGCGTAGGAGATAAACACGGTCTCGCCGCCCGTTACACCACTAGTAACAGTAACCTCGTTGTTGGCTACACTGTGCGTAGACGGCAACTCTACGCCTGCGGCGTTGTTCAAACGAACGACCGGAGCCGGACTAGCGATAGATTCCTGCGACAGGCTTACAGTGAACGGTGCAGAGGCAGGCAGTACGGCAGTCTCGGTTACAATTTTGTAAGTGGCACCAGTTACACCTTCGCGCAGTTTGGAACCAAGCACTAGACGAACCATGTTCAGGTCAAACTTGGCGTCCTCGACAGTAATGTCGATAGTCTTCTTACGCAGTAGAGTATCCAGAGGTACGGAAGAGTCGCCGCCCTCGATGTCCTGCATATCCAATTGGATGTCAAGGCGCATGGAGTTCAGGGTACCTAGTGTGATAAGTTCGTCACAGCCGGGAATCTTAGCCATGAACTTGCCCGCACCTTTGATAATCATTTTTTTGTTCTTGGTGGTGGCGTGTGCCATTCAGGTTCACCCCTCAATCGCAATAGTGAAAAGAATTTGCGTGAAAAACTGATAGGTGTCTTCTTGGTCGGTTTCGACCTCACCCATTGTCATAAACTCGCTTTTAAGCGAACTCACGCACTTCAACCCGATGTACTGCTCGTTGAACAATTCGTTAATCCGATCTGCTATGTTGATGGCAGTCTCCTCATCCCCATCTAGTACATAGATGTCAAAGTCGAAGGCTACCATATACTCTAGGTGGTTGTCCCCTCGCAAACCGGGATTAGCGTAAAACGAAATGATAGGGAGGTTTTCTGATACAAGGCTCGTAGGCTTGCGTTTCTTCTGAATCTTCTGAGCCATTTCCTCCAAAGTTGTGGATGGAGTGAAGCCCATCAGACTCCGAATTACCTCATCCTCTCGCAGGACGGTGTGGATGTATGCGTATAGGTCTGACATACGTAAGAGGGACATCACATCACATCCTTGCTCGTATATCTCGTATCTTAATATAAGAAGTAACTGGCACAGATTTAACAGCTTGGAGAACAAGCGTATCGAGGTTCCTTGTCCCTTCTCTCAGCGCCCCTCTGAACCAGTAATGCGCTCGCACTGGATGCCCGTAAGGGTTCTTCCTTGGGATGATCTTCTTCACTCCCGGATTAACCCCGCCTTTATGCCAGTTTCCACCCAAGTCCTGCCATTTTCCGCCACGATAGTAGATCGGTGCTCCTTTCTGTTTCGGACGAACAGGGTTCCAGTTATTCCATTCGTCAGAAGGAGACCAGTTGCTAGGAGGCCGCATGTTTGACCCTGTACCGTACTCGTAGTACAGAGCGCGGAATGACTGGTTAGGTCTGTTGTTCGACATACCGAAGTGGGTAACGAACTTAGTGGCCGCAACCTTATTAGTCATACGTATCGCGTGTGGGAATGAAGAGACGTGCTCCGCATCTACACTACGAACCTTCAGTTGAGACAAGTTGTGAAGCATGGACCTGTATACGTTCTTGCTTACGGTGTCCAATACACCTTTCACCGCCCTTTTCAGGGCGGCGATAAAGCCAGTTTCATCGAAGCCGATAAACCTGCCCATGTTCTCACTTCCTTACGTCTCGGCTTACTTCCATAACCAACATCTTAGGGAAAGTGACGAAATCAAGGGCGATTACCTTGAATGCTTCTTCCTTGGCGTGGATATGGATAGTTACTTGATCTGTCTCCTTAATGTCCAATGCAGAAGTGTAGATTCTGTACTCGGTGTCCGGGTGGATGCCCGCGTCGATCTGGCGTAGTTCATTTGTTACCTGCTCTAAAAAGCAAGGGATTCCTGTGTAAGTGGTGACGAGTTCCGTCTTCAGGTTGCCCCTCGTGTCTGCCACTTTTTGTAGGCTTTTTACCGTCATTAGGTGATTACATTTCAACATCGTGGCAACAATAGAGATAGTACTGTTTCTGTACGGCTCTAGGTGGGTGGCACTCACGACATAGTTCTCGCCCTGCGCTAAGTTGTACACGAAATCACCGCCGTCCACACCAGAGTCAGGCAGGAATATGCCCTCCTTGAAGCTCTCCAACTGTTTCATGTTGGTTACTTGCTTGTTCATCCTCCCAAGGAGGGCCTTAGTTTCAAAAGTGACAGGGACACCGGACATGTACCGTGTTACCTGCACGTCCGTGCCCTGTGTCTTAATAATACGGGCCTTTGCCTTTTTCACGCGCCCTCACCGCCCTTTTAGAAGGAGCAATCGCGAAAATCCTAGGGTCTCCTCCAAGCTCGACTAGATCATCCAGTAAATCCAATGCCCTGTCGAGTAGCATCTGCGCCAACTCAGCGTAGTTGATTGACTTACGCTTCCAATGGACATCAATCGTCTTAACCTCTATGTCAACCCTGTTAGCCATAGAAGGGCACAGGAGGGAAGCTACGATGTAGATTGTCGCAAGTCTGACCTTTGCAAAGTCAGTAGGTGACAGGTTAGTGTAATCGGGAACTAGGTCGATGACTCGCAGTTCCGCCATATCGAGAATAGCAGGGTCGCTAATGTCCTCGTTAGGTAGAATGTCCTCATCGACCCCGCCGAGCAACCTGCGAACGGAATCATAAAACATAGTGTCGGTACTAGGGTCAATGATAAGGGCCATAAAGACCACCTACCTTACTTGATTTCCAGAATTTGTGCTACTGGTTGACTTGCGGATGCCAGATAAACCTTCTCTACACCTTCAAACTCGATGGACTCTTTGAACATCAGTCGTTTGGACTGACCTACCTTTGCAAGTCCTTCAGTGTCTACGTAGATGTCACCGTAACCAAGGTTCTCAACGACTACTTTAGCCCCTTTATTCACTACGTTGTAGATGTAGTCAGTGAAGATGCCAAGTTGATGGACGGTCTCACGTACAACTTTGACCTCTTCTTTCTTAGTGGAAGCCTTCTCTTTGGTCTCTTTGACCTCTTCCTTGGATTGCTTTACTTGCTCCGCCGCATTTTCTTCAACAACAGCATCCACTTTTACTTCCTCGGTAGTTGTAGCTTTCTTACCACGTGCCATTGACATTACCTCCATTCTTAGGTACTATGGATATAGCAAAAAAGGTGGGAGGGATTTACCTCCCTAGCCCACCTATTGCATGCTATGCTTTATTACGGTACGAGCGGGTCTACTACGTCAGGCAGAACAACCGCACCCAGTTTGGATACGACTTTCTGAGCGAACCACTCTTCCGTTTCAATCCACAGCGTCTTAGAAGCCTCGTCGTAGTATTCACGGGTCTTCTGAGCACCGACCACGTTCGCTTGCGGGTTGGTCCACTGGAACGTGTAAGCCGCCGCCGGGATGTCACGGCCCGGAGAGTTCGGCAGATACATCAGGATAGCGTTGTTGCCCCAGATGTAGTTGGTCAGGCCGCCCTCACCTACGCGGCGTTGTGCAGAGGTAGCCTTACGTGCGTTAGCAACGATCAGGCGATCAACGCCGAGCAGTTGTTTAATCAGTTCGTCGGAAACGAACTCAGGAGAAGTCCAACCTGCTACGGTGGATTTCAGTTTCGGGTGCATCTTCAGGATGTTGTAAACAGGCTTGGACAGGACAAGCGTGTTGAAATCCATAGCACCCAGACGCTCAGCTTTCTCACGAATCTTGAAGATGTCAAGAATCGGGTTACTGTTGTCGAAGTCGGACCACTTCGCAGGGTCGCCCGCGCCACCGAAGGAGATGCGCAGATCAGGGTGGAAGTTGTTCGGGTTCGTCAGCAGTTCAGCAGACTTCAACTCTTTGTTCAGGAGCAGTTTCGCTTTAACCTGCTTAGCCGCCATTTCCTTCAGGTTGAAGATGCGATCTTGGTCTGCGTTGGCGATTTCTTCATCATACAAAGCGTAACGCTTCGCATAGCCTTCGCAGTAGAACGCATCATCCGACCATCCGGTCCGCATTTCGGACGCCACCGTACCCGGAGCGCGGCGGATGTCGTCATCAGCGATCATGTGATCTTGGTAATCGAATACCATGTACTTATCGGATTGCTTGTCCACTTCTACGACCGGGATGACAGTCTCACCGATAAATTGTTGGTTATCTTGGTAAGACACCGAAATATTCGTAAGGTATTGGTCGTAGTGTGTATTCTTAATATTGTGTTGACCGTAGGTAGACATCTACTGGAACCCCCTCTATTACACCGTGTAGACTTTCGGGCGAATCAGTACCTGTACCATTTGCCCTGCTACAACGGTGTTTTGTGCTTCGCCAAGTACATAAGCAGTAGTGCCTGCGGAGAGACCTGCGGCACGTTTTGCTTTACCGCCCGCGGCAACGATAACATCTTCACCGAAGGAGATGTTCTCAACTGCCTCGATCTCAGCAATTCGGTCAAGCTGTACTGCTACAGTACCGCCGTCGCGGTCTTCGTATTGATAGGTAACAACCCCAACCGGAGGCATGTTGTCGGATTCGGGAACCTGAACCTCACGGGCGTTGTCACCGTAAGTAACAGCTTGGCTGACACCTACAGTCTTGTAGGTTGCGTTTTCACGGAACGTATACGGGCGCTGAAAGCCTGTTACATTACCTGCCATTGTGTTTACCCTCCTTTATTACTTCGCTTTACCTTCAAGTTCAGCCAGTACTTGTTTCGTCAGTTCTTCAAGATTGCCGCCCTCACGCTTGTAGCGTTGGAAAGCAATCTTAGCGGCTTCCTGACGGAGTTCGGCTTTGCTCATTTGTTGAAGAGGAGCCTCGTTGCGTTCGGTTTCAGCTTCGGACTCTGTTACTTGAGCCGCCGCCTCTTGGATAGCACCGGAGAACTCTTTCTTCATGGCCGCCAGTTCTTCTTTAATCTCCTCTACGCTGAGAGTGCGCAGATATTTTTCATAACGCTCTGCGTTGAATGCGTTACCGCGAGCGGCTACGCCTGCCTTGACAGTATCCTCAATCAAGCTTTCAGTGAACTGGTCAGCGAGAGCGGCTTTAACGGAAAGTTCCTCCACCCGTGCCTGCTCTGCTTTCAGTTGCGCCTCCAGTTCGGAGATGCGGCCCAGAGCTACTTGCAGTTCATCCTCTTTCTTAGCCAGTTCAGCCTCATGCACAGACTTGAGCACCATATCCTCGGCAGATACAGACATAGCTACCAGATCGGTCTCCTGTGTCTGCGGTTGCGCTTGTGCGTTTGCGCCCATCTCTTCACGTCCTTTCTTGAACTCCATGAAGTTTCTGCGCTCAGGAGTATTAGTATAGAGTTGCAGGTTTCCTTTTGACAGGAAACACAGAATCTTTGCACCCTTCGGCAAACTCTTAATGTCGTCTACATTATAGAGTTCCATTTCGCCAAATTTAACGGGTTCTTGTAGACCGTTAGCAGAAAACTGTTCGGAACCTTCAAAACCCTTTTGTGCTCGTTGGATAGTCGCTCGATTTACCGCCCCGGCATACACCAAGGAGTTCTCGATGCCTTCACCACTATCAGCAATAATGTCACAACGAACCATTTCGCCATCGACATCGTAAGTCAGGCCGGGAAGGTGTTCGCACTTCTCATAATCGTGGATGTTATTCTTACAGATCGAACAGATAGGTTCATCAATCGAGAACCCAATAGAAGTGTCGAACGTGTGTCCTACCGAAATATGGTCAGCGATCTCTCGCGTAGTCATCCCAATTTCAGTATTCAGTTCCCTGCGCTCTCCGTTCTCACCCTCGACGTGGGTGACGATGTAATGGTCGATATACAGCGTCTTAACGCTTTCTCCGTCAACCTCATCTGCAAGTACTTCTGCATCGAAAGTCCGACCAAACGGAAGACGATAGCTGTTATGGGAAGCCAAAAGACCTACGCCTTTTTGGTAATCCTTCTTCAGCTTATGAAGCATCTTCTCGGTCATGTTGATGCTGTACTCTCCGAACCAACCCCACCGCGTAACAGGAAGGGTGTCAGCAGATAGGCTACGGAATACGAACACTTGGTCTTCCTTCAACTCAGTCTGGGAAAGTTTATTGATTTTCCTCAGTTGAGCCGGAGTAGGACGCGGCATATCTCGTACACCCCCTAAGCCAATCTGGACTTATTATAAGGACATGAAAACGCCCCTTTAACACAGGGGCGTACACAGCTTATGCAGGTGCGAAGTAGATAACCTCACCATCATTCACAATCTTCAGCACTTCTTTGCCTGAAATCCGAACCTGAGCACCCTTTTCCTGTAGTCTCTTGTACTTGGCTACAATATCATCAGGTCGGCTATGTCCAGTAATCTTAGTACCATCTCTAAAGATAAATAAGGCTCCTTCCATTTCTTTACCTCCTGCTAGGTGTTTGATGTACTATCAGAGGACTGAGGGTCATTTGGCTGACGTTCGTCCGCCGCCCCTTTCGGCTCAGACTTGACGATGCCGAGCATCTCTTTATCAGGGTCACCAACAGCTTTGTGGCCAGTGATCTCCTCGGCGGCCTCGTCTTGCGTAATCCATCCGTTGTCGCGTTTACGTTGGGCGTTTTGAATCGCAATCTGCTCGAAATTCACTTTCTCCAGTTCGGTACGGATTTCAGTGTCATTAAACTTAAAGAACACGTATCCTTGCATACCGTTGATGTTGAGCAGTTTCGTCAGTGCCCTAGAGAACATGGACTCAATCATACGTTGCACTCGCTGTACAGACTTCATGAAGATTTTGATTTCCATTTTTGCGTACTGTTCGGTCTGGCCTGTACTGCGCCGCCCCATGAGGGTGGAGAACTGTTTCAGAGCATTGTTCATCATAGCGTCGATCACAGCCATAATCTTCTGCGGGTCGATAGTAGCCTTGGCCGCATCCACCATGCCTACTTCAACGGAGTCGAAGTGAACAAAGGCGGCGTCAGGGTCTAGCTTGGAGTAGGCTTCAATGATTGATTTAAGCTGTTCGTCCAACCACGCCTGTTTCTTCACCTCGTTGTTGCGAATGTTGACCGGCATTCGCTTCAGTAGGACTTCCTCAACAATCTTGATGTCGTACTTTCCGTACCCTTGGTTGTGGATAATCATCTTCAGGTCTTCAAGCACCTGTAAGTGGAACAGGATAGTCTGGATTACCGACAGGAATGGAGACGTTCCGTATGGGTCTGTAACCGACTCGTCAAGTCCCTCATAGAAGAACGTGGGAATATCTAATTTTACTTTTCCGTTACGGCTTGTGGTTTGGTAGGGAACAAGCCGCCCTTGCTCCATCTCAAACGAGATAGTGTCAGGGTCAACAGGAGCAAAGTAGAGAACGTTTTCAAAGTTCCTGTCCATTACCATTTCCATCGAGGCCGCGCCGAGAATGAGGATGTTGTCAATCATTTCGTCTGTCAGCTTGTTGATGCTCTTCGACTTCTCGTATCCGTTCGTGTTGTAAAACTCAAGATTACGTAGGAAGTCCTCGATCAGCTTCTGCCCTGACTTGTGTTCAGTAACACCATCCAGTAGGGTTACTTTCACCCGGTACCCTGAGTTGCCGATGATCTTAAAGTTCCACACCGCTTGAGACACATCAGGGTGGTTATACTTCAAGATTTCAAGTACCTCCCTTGGCGAGTACCGCTTTAACGTGACATCGTTAAGTAGCATGTGTTTTCGGAGCTTAGGTACTTGCCCGCCTTCCATGGCGTCAGTTTTCTTGCTCCCGCCGAAGTTACTAGCAGTAACGGTTCGTTCGTTTCTGGAGTACTCTTGCTTATTAAACCCGCCCCAAGGCCTCGTGACGAAAGACCAGAGTCTTTCAAAGAATCCCACAAGATCACCACCTTCACTAGCTAAATCTCAGTATAGTGAGGAAACCACCTGCATTAACTACAGGAGGTCGTGTCCTCGTACCTGCCGTATAAATACCATCTCTCTGCTTCAGTAAAATAACCTACTAACTCATGCGGATGACATCTGCGCCCCTGCAACTCTAACCGAATACCGCTATGGTCTATATTATGACTTGATACGAATTTTCACTCGCCTCTTTTAAGTCCGAGACTCCATGCAATACGACTTGCCGCCCAATAGCTTGTGTTACTAATGATGCGCATGCAAGCACCATCCTTATAGCATGTCGGCGCACAACTGTGCTAATGCAGAGCGTTCACCTTTCTCCAGATGTACGTGCCCCGCAAGTTTTTGCTCTTTCATGGTCTCTACCACGTAAGTCAGACCGTTACTAAACTGATCGAGATACGGGTGGTCAATCTGCTCAGGGTCGCCTATTAGGACAATTTTACTACCCTCGCCCACACGGGTAAGGATGGTCTTGATCTCGTGCTTTGTGAGGTTTTGGGCCTCGTCAATGATAATGAACTGCTCAGGGATAGATCGTCCGCGAATGTACGTGAGAGCCTCTACCTTCAGTTCACGCATACCCGCGAGGATTTTGTCTAGGTCGCTCTCGTTCTTACAGTTGAACAAGAACTCAAGGTTGTCGTAGATCGGTTGCATCCAAGGGCGTAGCTTCTCTTCCATCTCGCCCGGCAGGTATCCAATGTCATTCCCCATAGGGACTACAGGACGCGCTACAAGCACGTTGCGATAGCGTTTATCATCCAACGTCTGTTGAAGGGCGGCGGCGAGTGCGAGGAGTGTTTTACCCGTCCCCGCCTTCCCTGTAATGGTCACCAGAGGGATGTTTGGGTCGAGTAGCAAATCTAATGCCATTCTCTGGCCCGCATTTCGCGCTGTAAGGCCCCAAACGAGTTGGCCAGTGTAATTATATAGGGGACGCATAAAACCGCCGTATACGCGCCCCAGAGCGCTCTGACGGCTATGTTTTAAAATTATAAATTCGTTCTCGTTAAATCCGTCCATCGGCAGGGACTTCTCAGAGTAAAAGGTGTTAATGGAATCACTATCGGTTTCGATCTCTCTGAAGCCTTTGTACTTATCATCAGCAGAGGTGAGTACCTTATCGTTCATGTAGTCCTGCGCCACCAAGCCAACCGTATCGGCTTTGACGCGCATGTTAACGTCTTTGGATACCAAGATAACAGGAGACTCCTCACGACCTCCTATTTGACACGCTAAAGCTAGAATAGCGTTGTCAGGGGTCTTCTCCATAAAGAAGTCGTAAACGGAAGATGCGGAAGGTACAATATCTGTCACCAATGTCCCGCCGTTGGGTAGAGGCACTCCCTTGTGGAGGGGTGCAATCTTGCGAAGATTATCAATCTCACGACTAAAGGCGCGGGCGTTGAGGCCAACGCCATCTGTACGATCTTTCTTAGAGTCTACCTCCTCAAGGACAGTAGAGGGCAGTACGACTACGTTATCTTCAAAAGCATAAATAGACATGTAGTCTGACAGGATGACATTGGTATCCAAAACGAAAATCTTTTTCATAGACATCCCCCTATGCGGCGCGGCCGCCGTTGTGCGTACACTCTCAATATAAGGACAGTAGAGTAAAACTTCACATCCCCGCGACGAACCTCTCCGCAGGAGAGTATTATTTCTATACTTAATCTTTTTAAGTACTATTTCTATACTTCCATAGTAAAATTTACACTACAAAGATTTTTATTTTTAAAATCCGTGACCAAAAATACCATTCAAAGATTTTTATTTTTGAAAAGAAGAGATGTTACCATTCACTTTCTAATTTCATGCAACCAATTAATGCAAAATAGTGACAGTATAAGTGAGAGTACTGATAAGGGAGAGGTATCAATGGCTAGTAAAGACCTGGGGACAGTCCTTAAATATGGGAATCACCCGGTTCGGGTGGGTTTAGTGGAAGGTGAACTCATGTTCTGCTTGAATGACCTGCTTCGTGCCGTTGGTCACGGCAATACCAATGTCACAAACTCACTTCGCAAGATTCCTGACTCTCTTTATTTTAAAGTATCTGTAGTTGATATTGATGGGACCCCAATTAACGCCAAAGCAATAGGCATTACTGAGGAAGGTGCTCTTATGGCTCTATCCCGCCTCTACAAAATTGACCTTACACAGGTCCTCCGGCTTTACCGTTGGATGCGGAAAGTAGACAAGGACAAATTAAAAAAGGGTGCGTAATGCACCCTATCTCCTTACCGCCCCTGCGATGGTAGGCATACTCCAATGCGTGATTTCTTCTAGTTGTTAGAAATTCAAATCACATGCGTTATACTTAACATCGGAGGTGATGTTATGCCCGCTAAACTGACTATACAGCAGGCTAGAGAGTGCTTTAAGAAAGTAAATTTAGAATTGTTGGAAGACGAGTATATTAACAACACGATACCAATGAAATGCCGTTGTCCTAAACACCCAGATAAAATACTTTACATGTCCTTGAGGGTTGTGCGAAGGGGCTGTGGTTGTAAATACTGTGGATGGGAGAAGGGGCATGATAAACTGAGAGAAGATATAGATACAACTAGGAATCTATTTTCCTCGCGAGGATATGAGTTGTTATCAGATAGTAGGACTAATTCGCATGAGAAATTGAGGTACAGGTGTCCCAAACATCCTGACAAGGAGTTATTCATTTCTTTGGCTTCATTGAAAAGAGGAGCAGGATGTCCATATTGCTCAGGGGTAGCCAAGCCTACGTATGAGGAAGTCAAAAAACTGTTCGAGGAAAGGGGATATGTATTATTATCAAGAGAGTACGTCAATTCCCATGCACCGCTTAAATACATGTGCCCTCGTCATCCTGATAAAGACAATGCTATATCTTACACCAACCTTAAATCAGGGAAGGGATGTCCTTATTGCGCAGGAAATTGTATTAAGTATAGTTACGAACAGGTTCGTAGTTTCTTTCAAGAAAGAGGGTATGAACTTTTATCTACTGAGTACATCGGTGTCAGGCATAAACTGGAGTACAGGTGTCCAAAGCACCCTGATAAGGTAAACAAGGTCACGTTAACTAACTTATTATCACACGATAGAGGTTGTCCCCACTGCGCACAGTCAAAAGGTGAGAAGACTATAGCCGAGTACCTGAGCAAAATGGGTGTTGAATTTGAATGTGAGTACAAGTTCCCTGACTGTAGGAATAAGCTACCTCTTCCTTTCGACTTCGCCATATTTAAAAACGGAAAACTTGTCGGGCTGATTGAGTACGATGGTATCCAACATTTTGAGCCTGTATCGGCTTTCGGAGGAAAGAGGGCATTTAATGCAACGAGAAAACACGATGAAATCAAGAACGAGTATTGCAAAAGAAAGGGAATACCTCTCTATAGAATATCCTATAAGGACGATGTTATAGAAAAGTTGAAGGCGTTGCCCATATTAAACGCATAGGCAACGCCTTGTTTTATGCTTTTCTTACCGCCCCTGCTATCGTTGGTATACTCCAATTTGACTCTTCTACTGGGTCATCATTGGAGCAGAGGTACACGGCGGCGGTACGTGCGTCACAAGTATCCTTCGAGCGACCCTTATCATGGTCGATTTTATTCCCATTCACTAACAGGATGTGTTTCATGTCTTCATTCGCCTTTTCGTCATCTAGTAGTTCCAGATGACCTGTGTAGGCAAGGTTTTTGAAGTTAGTGTAGATAACCAATTGGAACGGGTTGGAGAACACCTTGTCTTCTGCTTCCACCCCTAATTCCATGAGTTTTTGTACCATAGCACCAGAGTTGAATTTGTCCATCAGAGCCGCCTTGACGTAAACACGCTCGCAGATGGCTTCTACGATGTCTATGACGTTCTGTACGCTTACAGGTATCTTATATACCGTGTCAGGCTTCCACTCTATCAGAAGGTCTTCTACGGGCTTATTACGAGCCTTCTCTACAGCGTCTCCTCCCTCAACAACTTCCTCGTAGAATGTCTCTGCATGGAACAGACTCAAGGTGTAGGAGTCGCTTGTAATACCGCCGTCAAGACCGAGGTAGTACGTCTTGGTTGTATCGAGTTCTAATGTCTCCTTGAATAGAGCAACATCGTAACCTACAAAGTGACGTTCTTCCCCATTATCAAGAAGGTTGGTAATGGTGATTTCCTCTAGCACACAAGGATTCTGCTTGCCTGCTTTAACGCAGTCATCAATACGTTCAGGGTACTGGAAGAATCCTCCCTTTTGAGCAGGCGGGATGCACTCAAACCTCATTTTCGCGCCTTCCGGGTCTTTTTTGTAGTCCATCTCAAGGTCTTCGCGCTTGATGTTCAGGTTTACTTCCCACGAAGCCCCACGAGACGAAATGACCTCCGGCTCGTTCTCGTCCTGCCCTTGTTTGTACTTGAACATCATAAAGTCTTCCGCACTCACATTGTTACCCATAGGGCTTTTTATCCCTATGCTCTAACGGTTCATTTTCCGTTAGGTCGGCGTACATCATCACCCTATGATAGAGTAGGGTGTCGGACACTCGTGGGGGCGTTATTGGGCGGCGCATTTCTGCGCTCTCCCTTAACCCTCAGCCCCTACGCTCTACGGTTCCGGGTGGTGTTCCCGGTTACCTCGGTGTTCCCATCTCAGGGTTCTCCGATTTTGCCCGATTATTCGATAGCCATTACTGACTAAAGCCGCAAAGTGAATTACGGGGGTAAGAAATGAACAAAAGCAATGCTCGTTTACCGAAACGAGACATAGCAGACGAACGGATGGTGTCATAGCAGAACTCAGCCAGTTCGTACTCGAAATCCCCAACCTCGTCGAAGATACCTACCAACGGGTTGAAACCCTCGAAGCTTCCTGCTTCCGAGTGACCAGAAAACGCACGTATGTTGTTGTAGAATATAATAGTGTCCTTCTTCTCTTGGTACTCGTTGTAAGCAACCGGAGGGCGGTCAACCTTCTTAAACCACTTACAGGACGCAAGACGAGCCTTTAGCTTGGTGAAGAACACGTTTTCAGCTTGCTTAGCATTCTTAGCCAAGTTGATGATGTCAATGGGTTCCCCTTTACCAAATCCAAAGTATCCTTGAGGGTCGTTCATGCAGTTCAAGCGGTAAGGAACGTAAGCTACAATACCGGAAACGAGAAAGTCTTTTCCTGAGCCTTTTCCAAACATAGCCGCAACCTCTGTTACCTGCTTCAACTTATGACCTTCAGGGAGGTTATCTTTATCCAAAATTTGCTCGACAATTTCAAGCAACTCCGTCTGCTTGCCGGGGAACGGCTTCTCCCCTAACATCTCAGTAAAGAAGTCAACAAGACCGAGGGGCTTCTCTCGCCAAAGCCCCAAGGAATTGTTTTCAGACTCTGCCATAGTAATAACATCTTCAAATAGACTGTCAAGTAAGCTGTTGTTCATAATATCACCCTTAGATGTATCCCAAGTCTTTCAGTAGGTTTGTGAGTCCTTCTGAGGAGTTAATGTCTTTAACGTCCTCATATGTGTACCCCGCCTGTTCGAGACTGGACTTGTACACACCGATCTCTGCCCCTAAGTCCTCAAAATCGAACGTTAATTCGTAAAACTCGTCATCTTCAGATACAAGTTCTCCGGCCTCTTCAGTCGGATTTACAGGACTAGTAAATTTATTGGAGAACTTACCGCTAAAGTGGAAGCAGTCACGGCAAGTAGGTTGGTAGTCACCGATGTCACCTACTTTTACCGCCCCTTCTTTCTCTTCTGTACCGACGTACGCGCTTATGCGGGCGTGTCTCCCGCAGATGTGACACTTAGCTTTTAGCTTCTTGACTTCATCCGCAAGAGCTAGGATGTCACCCATAGGACCAAATGTCTCCATGTCAGATGTAATATCAAGACCGAATACATAGACATCAGTGCCGAGGCTTGCCGCCAACTCAATGGTCAGAAGTGTATCCTCATCGTCGAAGAATTGGATTTCATCAATCAGTACAGCATCTAACTCTCCACTCAAGACAGTGCCTAGGATTTCACATAGAGACTCGATAGCCGTGGCCGGGGCGGTGTCCCCGTTACGAGCAACCACAGCATCCACATGCCCGCCCCGTTGTACATCGTTAACGTGCTTGAATACTGCTACGTTCTTACCTTCACTGATAAATTTGTTATAAAGGGAGACAAGTTTCTTGGTCTTCCCTGCACCCATTGTCCCCACATACGCATAGATTTTTGCCGCAGATTTAGACATTATTTCAGTCCCCCTTGAAGCAGTTCGCTAACGATGTGCGAGTTCTCGCGTTTGCCTTTCATTTTTGCAATGAAGGCAGATAGGGCTTCTGGTGAAACCTCCTTCAGTGTTTTTACTACCTCCATAAGGAACTCACGAACGACTTCCATCTGGTAAATCTCTTTGTGGATACCCTCGATCTGTTTCAGGGTCTCACGCAACTCAGAGTTTAGTGCTTTGTAGTCAGAAGCCTTTGGTAGCTTGCCTTCCTGTAGAGACATTTCCTCCATAATCTCGATCATTGACATTGTTCTCGCCGCCATCTCTTTCAGATGACCGAGCATATCAAACTCTGCACTCTCAAACACGAGTTTGCGCATGTAACTGCGGTTGGCCAACATAACCTCGCGGCGGACATCAGGATAGTTACGAACAAAGTGAGTGAGGTTGTCTGGAGTGATTCGATCTTCTTCCGGCACGTTGCCGATGGTGTTAAGCTCATCACAGATTTGCTGATATGTCAGCTTCGGTGTGACTTTCAGAAGGTTAAGAGCATGTTCGACGAGACCGTACTTCTCGATCTTACTTTGTTGTCCGCGTTTGCGAAGTTCCATTACTCTTCACCTTCCTGTTCCCTTAGTTTTTGAATCATGTCATTGAAGAGTGCGGACAGATTACCCTCGTACTTATCCTCTGCAATCTTTTGCAGAAATTTTTTGTCTTCTGATGTAGTCCGTAGATAGATGCGCTCTGTCTTCATGCTTTTACCTCCTTTACGGTTAGTCCGTATTCTTCGCACAGAGGGATGATGTGCTTTCTGATATAGTCGTCGCTTGCTTTGTTTAAGACCCACCGCCCATCCTGAAACACGCGCAGGTCTTCATTCTCCTCTGTGTACATCTCCTTGAATAACTGGTAGTCACAATTGATGTGATAATGCAGGAAGTTGTGGAGACTCTGGCTGTTTGCATCAGCCAGAATCTTCACTTCCCCTACCTTGCAGTTTGTATTGTCAACGGTGACGGATTGACCGCCACCCTCAACCTTTAGTATCATAGGATTAACCTCCTAGTTGGCAGGTAGTGGCACGTTCTCCATAGTCATAGGCTTCACGTACGTCTCCATGAAGTCGTACTTCGCTCTCCAGTACTTCCGCAGAATGTCTGGGCGGAACACGTACATACGGAAAGTCTCTGCAAAGTCCTCAAATCGGTGGGTAGTACCGTATGGAGACACAGGTGCAAGTTTTCCGTTGTCTGCTATATTGCCCGGATTGGACTTAGTGATCTCTGGGACACTGGTGTCGTATGGTCTCGTTCTATCGAACCCACTGATGTCGCACCATTCAGCGGAATCACTGAGAGGCTTACCGTTGTTGTACGGAATCACGAAGAAGTCAATAGCATGACCAATCTCGTGTACTGCTATTTGAGCCGCCACGTATGCTTTGAAGTTGTCATTATAATCCTGTAGCAGTGAGCCTGTCCACCAGTCATACTGGTACCTGTGGATTGGATTCGTTGGATGAATGTCCGGTGACGTGAACCCAGACTGTGTAATGATGTAATCTGTCGGATGGGCGGGGTCTGTCAACCAAATACCCATAGACTTCACGATCTGAGAACCTAATCGGAAATTCTCATCCCCGAAATCCATACCTTCAGGCTCAATGTTGATAAAGGACTTGTAGTTGTCCCACTCTGGGTTCTGTTGACGGTAGTAATAGGACGGGTCGAAGTTGTACGCTCCTACGCTCGGGTCTGTATGGGACTGGTTAAATGTCAGATACTCATACGCGAACGGCTTAGTCTCGTTGATGTATCTGGCCATCAAGTCCAGTATGTTACCTTGCAGGTACCTATCCACTCCAGTCCTGTTATAGAACAGAACAGGCAACCCCAGATTGTTGGACATGTATACCATAGCCTTTTGGAAGTCGTTTAGACAGCTAATACCAGATTCGGCAGAGGCCGCCCAAGACTTAAATTCTTGCCAATCCTTGGCCAACTCCGGTACATCCACATCTCCTGACATAGAAGACATGACCAGTAACCATAGGTACGGGTAGAACTTGTCCCCCGTGTTGATGTAAAATTCATTGTCTCCCCACAAGTTTTTGTGGATGTAGTTGAACCCTTCCCAGAAGTTCTCTGGAACGCCTAGACTAGGTAGATTCCAGTAGTACTGGTCAATCGAGTCGGGGTCGATGGAGTTGTTGCAGAAGTACCCCAAATCGGTAATAGTTCCGCTGTAGTCCGGTACATCACTTGGCGGCTCCACTCCCGCGCAAGTATCCATAGGCTTTTCTGGATATGGCAAGGTTCCTGTATACTCTTCCTCAAGTACTGGACAAGATTTACCAGTAGGTCCCCAATAGTAATGATACTGCTTCTTCATTAGGGTATATTGAGGGTTACCTTGGTCGTCGGTCTCAAGTAGATAAATTCTGACTATACACTCACCTTCAGTTCTGTGGTGGAAGAATATAGTAGAGCCTGATACATTACCAGTCCTGTATTTCCCGACACGCATAGGGAAGACGTAGAGTCCATTGATCTCCTGAGCGTTCGGGAAATTCACCCTATCGACAACAGGAGACATTTCGACTTCAATGGCCGGGCGGACCGGCAAAGTATGGAACTCATCTTTAGCCCAACTAATACCGATAGCATCACCACGGGCTGTACCTTGTCCGGTCAGTCTTAACCAAGTAGGTAGAGCAGGAGCAACTTTCACAAAGTTCATAACGTTTGGATTGAACCCAAACATGCAACCTCTACCTATCTCCCCAAGGGCGGGGAATACACGTATTGGTAGCTCTTGCCCCATTAGCCACATGGTACGATAAGGCTCTGGGTTTCCTAACATCAGCCCACCACGAACTGCTGTAGGGGCATGGTCAGGCTCAGCGGTACTAGAGAAGTAGTTAATATTGATGGTGATGGTACCATCACTGTTTACCGTCGAACTTGTGTTACCTAAATGCCGATTGGCCCAGATAGTACCGCTTTGAGTACCGTCACAGGAAATCCACTCAAGACCTACACCATAGACGTTACCCCAGTTAGGTTCGTAATAGGAAGTCTTTGCGGCTTTCTTATTGTGTAGAATCAGGGCGGAGCGTGCCCAGTTACCGTCATTGTGATGCCACTTAACAGTGATCGTCTCGCCCTGCTGAGTAACCAGATCATACCCCTGCTCAAGTTTCTCTTCCGTGACCGGGTTACCTACAATATCAGAGAACTTGATTCGGTGGATTTTCCTAGCAGGCTTACCCTCATAGGTAACATACATCTCATAGATTATTACGTGAGTGATTGTGCATCGCTGACCTACTGGTTTATCTGGTAGGTCTTCGATGATAGGTCTTGGAGGGTCGGCAGGCAGTTGGAAACCGTTCTTAGGAACGATGAGCCTGTCGTGTACAGCCCTCCGTTTATTACCTCTAAGCGTTCGGTTAGCACTCGGCAATTGGTCTCACCGCCTTAGTTAAATGTCCCCATTGAAGGTATCTCCTTCAGCTTGTCGGTAATGGCTTTCGTGGCCAGATCAACGTCACAGACCCAGTATTTCTTCTCCCCTGACAATGCGTAATACGGAATCGTGTACTTTTTCAAAAGCTTTTGGCTCGCATCGAATATCTCTACGATTACCTCCTCCTTGAGGACACCTCGGTTGAAGTTATTGATCTGCAAGGAGATAGTAGAGTTCTTATAGCCCATAACTGTGATGATCTCCGGCTGTGTTTCTCTACCTGTGTCATTGTGCATTGTATAGTCGTAGTCGAGCCACATCTTGTTCGGTTCCGTTCCGTAGGTCTTCCCTCCGTACCAAACCCTCTTATCATAGGTGTGGTCAAGATACGCATGGAAGTCCAAGTCTGTGTTTGTACTGTTTTCCCACCGCAATACAAACTTGAGGTCGTAATCATGGTTAATCTCAGGGTCGGTTGGTGGGTCTAGAGGAGGTGGCGGAGGTGGCGGAAAGTAAATACCATTCTTCGGGGCGTTGATCTTGGTGAAGCTCGTTCCCTTCTCGTTTCCGCAGTTGTTTCTCCACCCGACGAGTTGATACTTAATTGTGTTATGCTCGTCAAATCCTAATTCGGACTCCGCCGTGGCCGGATAAAGTACATTACAGACGAGTTCGATGTTTCCCCACGCCGCCACAATGGATTTCTGAGCATCGTACCCTAGCTCATCCCAATAAAGGTCATCGGGAGAGGGCGGCAAAGGCTGAGGATTAACCACGACTACTTCAATATAAGTAAGCGGCGGGATACCGATAACAGTCACTTCATTCGTCTGTGGGTTGACAACAAACTGATAGCGAGTGTTACCGGGGAACTCCACGAACACCGACTTACCCACTACACTCTCAGGTACGAGGAACACAAAGTTCCCGTCATCGTTTACGCTAGGGACAATGATGTCGTATGACTTACGGTTTCGGTAAGGGTTCTTTACCCTTCGCTTGCCGTCAGCGTCAATATACGTAATCTTAGATAGAAAAAAGGGGTCGATGTACCTGCTGTAATCCAACTAGAACAACCTCCTTCTCTGAGCACAAGGGCGGCAACCTTGTACTGACTTCCTCATCTGCGCTGTATCCACGGCGGCGGGAGTCTGAGAAGAAGGTCCGTCTTCCAATAAACCAAGTGAGCCTATTGCCTTACCCGTCTTTTCAGCAAGGCAGTACAGGCAGATAGGCTCTCCTTGTAGCCCTTCCTTCTTGAAGAAGTATCGTGCTTTGGAAGTCACGTACCTTAGATTACAGGCGGGGCACTTCTTGACAGGTAGCATTATCTAATCCACTCTACCTCGATGCCCTTGTTGTGTTTCTTGCCGCTCAGTTTCAGCACTGCTTGGGAGGGGAATCCCTCTTCATATCCGCCCCTTGCCGCGTATTCAGCAGTGTTTACAATCGTATTACCACATACCAACCAACGTTTCTCTTCTCGGACGATTTTGTTGTACGGGTCAACTGCAAATCGCTTGATAGGTTTGGCAAATTCTTTATGCCAGTGCCCACAGTACATAACATCCGTATCTGATTTCCACAGCTTCTTCATGTTATTCTCTACTGCCGCAACAGTACTTCCTCCACCTGTTCCGTGGTGCATATCCACAGAGTAGAAGCATTTGTTCCACGAGAAGCCAACGATTCCACGGATACCAAGGTATTTATCCTTAATGCCGAGGTATCGGCAGATCATCTCTACCACATCAATAGAAGTCTCACGCATAATGCGATAGTCGTGGTTTCCTTCTGTTACCCCGTCGATCAGGTCTTTGACTGGTTCAAGCAAGTCTACAACGTAATCAATCTGCTCCTTCGGGGTCATTCGCTGAGTATAGATGTCGCCTTTGCTGAGTTTGGTCACGCCTTCGATCAGGTCGCCATTCAGAAGAATACGAGTATTTTCTCTATTGTTCTCAGCGAATTTGATGCACCGTTTTAACAGACCGAGGTCGGCGGCTTCGGAACCAACGTGCAAGTCATTCAGCAACAGCACGTTCAGCACCTTAGCGTTACCTGTATACCCCGATTGAAGATACTTCATCTAATCATCCCCTTAGAAGTCTTCTCATTTCCTCTCGCTTACGCTTTCTGGAGCATTCCCGGCAGTCTTCTATACCTTGATACCTGTCTAGCAATTCCTGATATGGTATATCCAAGGTTTCGGACATGCAGAAAAGGCACTGTGAGCCATCTAGCCCGTAGAGTTTGGCGATAACACGAGATTGCTGTGTTAAGTACCGCCCACATGCACAATTCATAGGTTCACCCCGACCACATTATAAGGAGATGATTGGAAACTACTAACCAAAAATTGTACGCACATCCCTACAACCTTATAGACTAAAACTAAAAAAGGAGGTAAGAAAAAAAATTAAAATCAAATGTATATTTTGAACGCTCGTCGCCTACACGATATGGTGTGAGGCAGGGTAATACTTTGTTAAACTCATCTACTCCTTTGTGTTCACCTGCCCTTTAGCTCTACCTCGGCAGAAGTGGCGGAATTGGCAGACGCGCCGGATTTAGGTTCCGGTGGTCTAAGACCGTGTGGGTTCAAGTCCTCACCGCCCTGTCCGGTTATAGAGGGAGCCGTACACAACATGCGTCTTTAGGGAGGTACGGCAGATGCTCCTATGTGGAGGGCAAGGGGAGCGTTTACCATTCGATTAGGAAAGCCGCATAAGGAAGGATGACGTAGCAAAGGGCGCGGCATGTGGGATATGGGGTGAGGCCCACAGAAAACAGGAGAACCGGTCTCCGGCCGAGGGGACGCCCTCGGAACATAAGGGAAAACGTCTAGTATGGTGACGTTCAGGTCGCTTGAGTGGATGGGTTAGGGCGGCCATACATAACTAAGGGGGAATTTAGTAATGAGTGAACAACGTAAAATGACTATCGCACGCGGTCTGACTCGTCTGAAAACTATCAAGGCACAACTTAGCAACATTGCAAATCAAATCGGCGTCTACGGGGCTATCTCTAGTGCATCGCGCCACCCGCTTGGTGACCAAAAGGTGCCGTTGAATCGCAACCACAACCAAGCAATTGAAGCTGTAAACTCTCTCTATCAGCAGTTCGATGATCTGATTAAAGAGTTTACGAAGATTAAAACCGCCATTGATAAGGCTAACATGAGCACGTATATCACTGTCGGCGGTAAGACAATGACGATTCAAGAGGCCCTGATCTATCGTCGCGACATTCAACCATATGTGCAGGCATTGAATAGCCAATATGGTCGGGCGGTACAGAAGGCGGAAAACGAAGTTCGTTCACACAATGAGACTATTAACAATAAAGTGAAAGATTTGGATGAATCCGCAATCAAGGCACTTACTGCTGAGGTTCTGTATCTGGTCCCGCGAGAGCGTATGGATGGGGTCAATAAATTCCTCGTGGAGTTTATGACTGAACTGGACGGTACGCTGAACGAAGTAAATGCCGTAACCGAGATCGTCGTGGAATAACTTAGGTAGTAATTGCCTGACATGACGTAGTAAACCACGCACCATGACCACAACAGTTTATACCAGTTTGCTATTGGTATACAGATATTCAATAAGAGTAGCTTATCGTTGGGGTAAGTGCTCAGTATTGAGTATTTAGTGGTCAGTGTTCAGTTGGTTTAGTACTAAGCAATAAGCTATTAGTGCTCGACAAAATCCCGTCTCCAACTTTATGGCCACTGGCCTATCGGTCAGGTCTCCGAGTGGTGGGAGGAACGGGCTGTCATGTCAGGCAATGATGATTTATGATTGATGCTAACAATACATTTCGTGAAGGAGATGTCTTTTACTTGGCGGTTGAGACATCTTCTTTTTTATGTAGTTCCTTCTGTCTGGAATCCATCGGTAAAGTTCCTCCATCATATCAGACTGGCAGACAGAGCACCTACATTGGTAAGATAAATGCAATGTTAGAAATTATTCAGCAATTTTAGAGTGGTGGGAGGAACAGAATGCTCTGGTCAAAATTGACTGGGGCATTTTATTTTTCTGCAACTCGCCCAGAAAAATTGCGACAGTATAAGTGAAAAGATTAATAAGCAGGGGTACCGTAAACCGTTAGAATGTAGGCTCACGAACTTATAATTATACTACTTCTAAACGGCGTGGGCACCTTGCTTATACTCTCCAGAACCATGCCGGATAACAGCAGAAGGAGTGATTTACTTGCAAGTACTAAAGCCGAACAACAGAAGCATGGCGTTCAATCCAGAACGACTACGCAGGTACATCGAACGAATCACATCGAGCTATAGCAACGCAGACCCCGCCAAGCTCTTTGATTCGGTAATGTCTAAGATCGGCTCAAGACCTGAGATTCAAGCAGAAGAAATCACCAGACTAATCTACATGTCCGCAGTGGAGCTTATCACAATCGAAGAACCGATGTGGACTTATGTGGCGGCGCGGGCATACTTGACAAAGCTATACAAAGAAGCCGCGCTTAATCGAGGATACAAGTCGTATACAGAACACCCTTACGGCTCGTTTCTGACTCTAATCAAAACACTTGTTGACAAAGGCATTTACAAAGAAGAACTGCTGACTGAGTACACAGAAGATGAAATCCGTTATCTGGAACAACATATTGTACCTGACCACGATAAAGTCTTTGACTACATTGGTATCGTCACACTGGCGGAGCGTTATCTGGCAAGTGATTATGACGGAAAAACGATGGAACTTCCTCAAGAACGGTTCATGGTAATTGCCATGCAACTGATGATTAAAGAGGACAAGGACAAACGCCTTGGACTCATTCTTGAGTCATATGAGGCACTAGCTAACCAGTATATGACCGTAGCCACCCCGACACTTGCTAATGCAGGTAAGGCGAAGGGAGGACAACTGTCGTCGTGTTTCATTGACACTGTAGATGATGACCTGTACTCCATCTACAACGATAACACTGACGTTGCTCGTCTCTCTAAAATGGGCGGAGGAATCGGGGTGTACATGGGCAAAGTGCGCTCACGTGGCTCTAAGATTAGGGACTACTTCGGTAAATCCAGTGGCGTTGTCCCGTGGATTCGCCAACTGAATAACACGGCAGTGTCTGTAGATCAACTAGGGACTCGCAAAGGCTCTATCGCCATTTACTTAGATGTGTGGCATAAAGACATCCTCGCATTCCTTGACCTGAAGCTGAACAACGGTGATGAACGTCTGCGTGCCCACGACATCTTCCCCGGCGTATGTATCCCTGACCTGTTCATGGAAGCAGTGGAAGCGCGGGGCGAGTGGCATCTGTTCGACCCCCATGAGGTGCGTCAAGTTATGGGGTGGTCTTTGGAGGACTTCTACGACGAGGAGAAAGGCAACGGTTCTTTCCGTAATAAGTACCAAGAGTGCGTAGACAACCCTAATCTGTCCCGCGTTACTGTACAGGCAATCGACATCATGAAGCGAATCATGAAGTCTCAACTTGAGACAGGAACACCATACATGTTCTATCGGGACACTGTAAACCGAGCGAACCCGAATAAGCACAAAGGTATGATCTACTCCTCTAACTTGTGTGTGGAGATCGCTCAGAACATGTCACCCACCCGCGTCATCTCGGAAGAGTTGGTAGACGAAAATGGCGACACGGTAATTGTGACCAAGAAAAAGCCGGGTGACTTTGTAGTATGTAACCTAGCTTCGATCAACTTGGCGCGGGCGCTAGACAAACTGGATAAAGTCGTTCCTATCGCAGTACGTATGCTTGACAACGTGATCGACCTCAACAACATAGAAGTACTGCAAGCCAAACACACGAACAGCAGGTATCGTGCTATCGGATTGGGTACTTCTGGTCTACATCATGCAATGGCTCTGCAAGGTATTATGTGGGAGTCGGAAGCCGCATATCACTTCAACGACAATGCATACAAGACGATTGCCTACTTCGCTATCAAAGCATCTATGGAACTGGCTAAGGAGAAGGGAGCTTACCCTCTGTTTAAAGGCTCTGAGTGGGAGACTGGAGAGTACTTCCGATCTCGCGGGTACTTTGACGACGAACTGGATGCTGACCTATGGATGCAACTAGCAGAGGACGTAGCTAAATATGGAATCCGTAATGGGTACCTAATGGCTATTGCCCCGACAGGCTCTACTTCCATTATCGCAGGTACTACAGCATCCATTGACCCGATCTACAAATTGATGCCGTATGAGGAAAAGACAACTTACAAGATTCCCCATCCGGCACCTGATCTGAATGCTAAGACGATTCAGTACTATCGTAAAAACGCCTTCATGCTCGATCAGCACGCTTCCATCCGGTTGGCGGCGGTGCGGCAACGTCACATTGACCAAGCACAGTCGTTCAACTTGTATGTAAGACCTGATATTAAGGCTAGAGAGTTCCTCGACCTGCATCTGGACGCATGGAAGTCTGGACTCAAGACTACCTACTATGTGCGTAGTCAGGCCCTTACCGTAGAGGATTGCGATTCCTGCTCCGCATAACAACGCCCGCCTTTCGGGGCGGGCTTACTACCTAACCAGAGTAAGGAGGAAATCAAAGTGAGCGTAAGCGAGACATTGAAGAAACAGAACATCTTCGACATCACAGCACCAAACAAATCGACCAAAATCATTAATGGCGAATGCTCCGGCATCCTGAACTGGGACGACATCAGAATGCCCCAGATGTACAAGCTCTATCGGGTACTATTAGGCAATCACTGGATTGCAGACGAGATTCCAATGAACACCGACAAGACTAACTTCCCGAACCTCTCTCCGCGAGAACAAGAAGCATTTAAGAAGATCATCGGCCTGTTGGCGGTTCTGGACTCAATGCAAACCATGTTCGTGGGGGATGTAAAAGACTACCTCACAGACTCTTCTCTGCAAGCTATTGCCGCCATCATTGGACAGCAAGAAGTAGTCCATAACCAGTCTTACTCATACATCTTGTCCTCTCTGGTTCCGTGGGAGGAGCAGAAAGAAATCTTTGAGTACTGGAAGCACGATGAAGTTCTGCTACGCCGTAACTTGTTTATCCGGGACGCATATCAGGAGTTCCGTGATAATCCTACGCCTCAGACGTTCTTTAAAGCGATTGTGGCTGACATGGTTCTGGAGGGCATCTTCTTCTACGCAGGGTTTGCGTTTTTCTACAACACAGCACGCGACCATCGACCGAAGGACAAGCGTATGTTGGCTACGACTCAGATGATTAGCTACATTCAGCGTAAAGTTTGCGCCCTGTAAGAGCAATCTTACAGTGAAAACCCTTCTAATTCAGGGGAGCCTAAACCGCTTGTGATGGGCGGCATGGTAATCCTGAGCGAAGTTACTAGCCTCCGAGGCTAGTAGAACGTGCAACGACTATCCCGGAACGGGAGTACACCGTAAGCGTTTGACGGTGGAAATGGAGGGCTGCCCTCTGGGCAGGTGATATAGTCTGACCTGCATGGAAACATGCAGCAGTCCTTAGAGGACGGGTGGAGCGTAGCGAACTCCGCCGAACAAAGTGGATGAACAACACCACGCTTACTTCTTCGGTGAGGTATTCAAACAACTCCTGATTGACTACCCGGAACTGAATACGACGGAAAACATCATGTACGTGTACGACTTCATCGGCAAAGCGGTACAGCTTGAATCCGAGTGGGCGGAGTACGTTCTGGATGGAATCGAGGGCATCGACCTCAACGAGTTCAAAGACTACATCAAGTTTATTGCTAACAAACGCTTCAAACTGATGGGTCTGGAGCCTGCTTACTCCGGCGTAGATAACTGCATGCCTTGGATTCGTCCGTTCTCCGATGAGGCACTGAACGATACGAAGACAGACTTCTTTGAGGCTAAATCTCGTACCTACGCCAAGGCTTCCGCAGATAACGATTGGGATGACCTGTGATAACAAACAAAACGTTTAAGGAGGATACACAATGAAGCATGCACTGCAAGTATTGAACTATGAGAAGCGAAAACTGATTAACCGCCTGTACGAGATGCAGGAGGAGAACGACTTCGGGCGGGCCGCCCACTCCGATGAAGATTTCCAAGCAGTAAAACGGAAAATCTCCCAGACGGACGATGCAATCAAACTCATTGAAGCTAATAACAAAGCCAAGAAAGAACCAACTTCTACCACACTATTGATTAAAGACGGCCATGCATACGCGAAACCACGCGATCACGCTTATATCGAAGAGAGACTCAAGTAATGGAGAGGGTAACCCCTCTCCCCACATACACCAAGGAGGACACCAGATGCAAGTAAAGCTGATCTATTACACACCAGAGTACCACAAACTCATCGAAGGGGTAGCGCGAGTATGCTACCAGTCTTATGATAAGTTGTCGCCCACCTCGCACTCGATGATTAAAGGCATCATGAAGAAAGGTCACCTGTCCGTGGCAAGTGTAGGGAACGTGGTGTTTGAGGTAGACATCGCGGGCGCTTCCTCAGAGGACATGCTGAGCCTACTAGAAACAATGGCGGCGTTCAAGGAGATCAACAACTACATCAGGTGGACCACCCCGACCAACAAGAAAGCTCGTCAGGATGTTATCACAATTTCCATGAATCTTCTTACTCTACTGGATATTATCGACAACATCGTCGATTACAACACGTCTCCGTTCCTACTTGACGGTATTCTGGGAGAGGTAAGTAAGGTTCCTTGTTTGGCATGGCTTTGTGGCCTTACTGATGAGATTCCCGCCTCCGATTCTCCATATATCGGGGAGCCGAAACTCAAGAAGCCCGTCATCCTAACAGAGGATTACACGACCCTTAAAGACCTCGGCCTTACTGAGTATGAGTTGGAAGTCCACTCTACATTCACAGTTGACTTTGTAACTGACCGGGCTTCCGGCTTGCAAACATGGCGTCACGCAGACATGACGGGCGGGTGCGAACTGTCGCAACGATACTGCGATCTCTCTAATGCAGAAGTACGAGAGATGGAAGGCGTCAACAAGTACCCAGAAGGTCTTGCAGAGTATGCTGAGAAAGTCGGAATCACTTATGAAGAAGCTACACAGCATTATGATGCCGTCATGGAGTCCATTTACAACAGATACACGGACACCATTAAATACTATTCAGATACAGTAAAAACACTAAAGGAGTTGGGAGTCAGTGGTAAAAGGGCTAAGGAAATTGCACGTTCTGTTCTACCTAACGCCATTACTACTCGTATTATTCAGTGCAGACCCCTCAAGCAATGGAAGCATTTCATTGACCTACGAGCAACCGTTCACGCTCAACCAGAAATTCAACAAGACGCGAAAGCTGTAATGAAGGCGTTCACCAAAGTAGGAGTAGAACTCTAAGGAGGTAAACAGAAGTGAGCAAATGCTACGGTCTGATTCGTGTGTATGATGAGTACGGAGTAGATGTTACAGAGAGCAACATTATCCTTCCGAATTACGTATCGGTGCACTCAATTCACGACAACTATCTGAGATTGGCGAAGGATGTCCTTGTCGTAAGTGACCGCCCCATCGAAGGTGTTACTGACTATGTAACCACCGGTTCTTCACCAATGATGGTCGATTACACAGTTGAAGATGGTAAGGTAATTGTACGGGCGTAGGCGTAACCTACGCTCTTTTCTTATGCTTTTCCCTTTCTCCTATTTTCCGAAAATTTATCCCATTAGTCAATATCTTTCGATACTATCTGCGGTAAATTACTATTTTCTCTAATTTCGGTTGATTTTATACTACCTTGCAACCCGTTGGGTAAAAATGATGACAGTATAAGTGAGAAACACAAAAGGAGGAGAGCCATGAAACTTTTGCAGTGTTTGAGTTGTTATGACGTCTTTAATCTTACCTACGAAGTAAAGGAGTGCAGGTGCGGGGAAACAAGAGGCAAGTACCTACCAGATGGGGTTGTAGCTGTGTACTCAGGATATGCCCTTCCACTAGGAATTAATAACCTGTCTCTTCACCAAGCACACCTAAACCAACCAGAGGAGGGGTCGGGAGTAAGATTCGATGCATTTGTAGTTCCGAAAGAATGTCCGACATTCAGGGAGGTTGATTATGTGTATGAATAAGCGTTATACGTGGTTATGGGACTTCCCTTCCAGTGAACTGAGGGCGGACAAAATAGTGTCGTTCTGTCGAAGTCACAACGTAGGTACTATCTTCCTTCACTACCCTAAGAACGCTTTCGATGAATTTTACTCTTGGCTCATTAAACAAGCTACAGCACATGGAATTGAAGTTCACGCAACGGCGGGAGAGCCTCTGTGGGCGTTTCCTGAAGGGGAACGTCATATCATGGATTTCCTCCAGAGAGTGAAACATTACAACGAAAGTCACCTCGCGTCGGCGCAATTCACTGGTATCCATTTCGACATCGAGCCGCATACTCTCCGAAAATCCAAAGGAGACCCGCTAGACTGGGAAGCAGACAGGGAGCAAATCGTCTGGTCATGGACCAATAACGTAGATACGTACACCGATTACATTGCCAGAGAAATCCAAGTACCTGTGTCATGCACGCTCCAATTCTCTACGGAAAACATCCTAATCGGTCCTGACAAGCAGAAAACACTGACGGAGTACATGATTGATCGACATGACAAGGTTGTAGTTATGGCCTATCGTAACTTTGCGCAAGGTCACGATTCGATCATCTACCACGCGCAGAATGAACTGAACATTGCAGATGGACTGCAAAAGCCTAACAGTGTCATCGTTGCAGTGGAGACAACATCAGTAGAGCCTTCCAAAGTGACGTTCGCAGGAACTGGCCGGAGGTACATGTACAGACAACTTGACATCGTAGACCATACGTTCATGGATTACAAGTCTTACGCGGGACATGCCATTCACCACCTTATGAGTTGGATGGACATGCCGGTATAGGAGGGGCAGTGTGGATAAAATCCTTGAGGAAAAGTACGAAGAAGTAGCTAATGCACTCAAGAAATATTCAGATCAGCTTATCGAGTACAATGGAATACTCGTCCAGAGGTGGGTAGGCGATAAGATTACATTTGAAAAATCACTGAGGCTCGGAGAGAAGCTAAAAGAATGGTTTTATAACTACAGAGATAAAATCATCAAGGAGGCACAAAATGAATATGAAAAACTTATTTGAACTCATGGACTCTCTGGTAGGAGACATCTCTGAATACTTGGGGCTTACATTCCGACTCAACCACGGCATCGTGATCGTTGACCATGTGCAGGAGTACGAATTTAACGGGGATGTCGTGTCCGGCTTTATCATCGACTTCATTCCGTATGATGGAGAGCAGGTAACGTACTTCGCGCCTGATGAAGAGGGATTGAAGTACATTATTTCTGAATTTGTACTGGAGTGACGATAATGGACAGAATCGACCAACTAATCCAACGCAAAAAAGAACTCCGAGATGAGTTGACCTTAGTTAATCGGGAGATAGAGAAAATACAAGACAACTGTCCACATACTGATAAGTTTGTAATCGACTCGTGGCGGGACGGCTACGAATGCAGGACTTACAATCTATATTACTGCCCTGACTGCAAAAGGAAATGGTAGGTAGTGGTATATGAAGCGAAAACCTTACGCTAACATCCACACTGGTATGGGCACGGTATCGGCGGAGGAGCTAAGAGAAATCACCAACCTCATGAACAGCGAGCACATACAAGGACTAGCATACTCCGCGCTCGTTGCCCTCAAACAAGTAACGAACAACGACACGGAACTCAGTGCTCTAGCAATGACCATCGCGGAGATGAAGACAGGAATCATCTCCAAGCGGCACTCTGGATTAAAATATGAAGAACTTCCTGATGGATGGGAAGGTCAGGGGCTGTGAAGAAGTATCGCGTAATGATGCACACTACAAATTGAGGAGGGCGGACAATGGAACTACATGAACAATACTTCATTGAAGGGACCTTTTTGTCTGGCATAGTCAAGCGTTATTTATTTATAGGTGATTTCACGGTAACACTGGATACGCATTACCTTACACAGGAGCTTTCTTCCGTACAGCTACGTGACATAGCAAAAGACGCGCTCGCACTTGCTGATAAGTTGGACGAGTTGAATGGAAGAAAGAGCAGTTAAGGAGGGACGGGTACGTGAAGTTTAAATCACACGTTGACTTTAGAGGTCACGTAGAAGGGAAGATCGAGTACACAGAGGAGTGAGACAAGTACTTCGCTCACATTACAGACGGCGCACTCACGTGGATGGATTCTTCCATGCTAAGGAACATAGCGCGGGAACTAGGACTCGTGGCCGATAAGTTAGACAAGTTGAACGAGGAGGTAAAGGCATGAGTAAAAACGTAAGTAACGTGCTTCAACTGAGAAACAGAATCAGTGGTACCTATGTCAAAGGGTACGTAATCAAAGACTCGGCGCTTAACGATGTCTTTATCGTGGTTGACTGCCCTAGACATTTCGATAATCCATATCACCTTCGGGAAATGGCAAAAGAACTACTCAAAATAGCAGACGAGTGGGAAGAAATAATTGTAATGGAGAAGTCGAAATTTCATATGGAGGGCGGCGAATGATCGTACACGTAGACATGTTGAATAACGCGGTTAAAGAAGGACTTAACGTTAAATGAGAATTTAAAGAAGTGTAATAAACCCCGGCTTTGACGGCCGGGGCATTTCCATGTTTTACAACTATACATCCCTATATAGGTCTGGTATTATAAATAACGGTAGCTGACAGCTAGTCTCCCGTACTACCCCAAGAGAAAAGCTACCACGCGGGCGGAACGGGTACTTCCTTTTGTCGGTTAAGGGAGTACCCCTACGCCCTAATCAAAAGGGACATAGCCTTCATCCAGTTGCTCTGACGTTGACGAGAGGTCATCTGCGATAGGCTCCTCAGTTGAGGTTCCTTTACTACCAAGTTCCCCACGACTGTGAGACGCTTCAATTGTTGTTTATATTGAATCCTCGACTGCGCCACAACTGCTTGAGTACGAGTCAACCTCATTCGTTCCTTACCTCCTTTCCCATATAATAGCAGAACAATTCCGACAGGTCAACTTGCGTCCGACATCAATTTTCAGAAAAATTTTTCCCGGAATTTTTCAGCCCCGCTTTCTGCCCCGCCTCCTTTTCTCGTGTATTGGGAAGGCCCCTCCTTTATATGTATGTTTTCCCCATTGAGAAATGCCCCATTTGCCTCAGTGTTTATTGCCCCATTTGTGTATGCGAGGACGTGTGCGAGGTGATGTGCGTACAAGGAATTTGTAAAAATTTTGTGCAGATCGTACGAGGGTAAAGCGCCGCAAAAGCGCCTTCGCGCGATCATTCGGCACTGGGTGGGGGTAAATGTTGGCAGGATTGGAAGAATCTTACAGCCACATTCACATAATCCGGTATTATGAGAACGGGCGGGGAAGCCAGGCTGTCGAACTGACAAACTGGAAACGATTACCATTCCCTTATATACATATAAGAGTATACATATATGGTCATGGCTTGTAAAGAGGTCTTCTGGAGGACCGTTTGCGGAGAGCGGACTGGAGGACCGCAGGGTGCAGGGCCGCTCAGCGGAGAGCAGGTGCCCTTGCGGGCGCATGGCAGTTATTTACAGGTTGGGTATTGCGCGGGAGGCGCAGGGCGAGCGCGAAGCCAACCAAAATTACCCAAATAATAGAGGTATCGGACAATTCTATATGCAATACCGATGCCAATGGTATATTCCAATATATGTATATACGTATATGCAAGCCTTGTGCCAATCCTTACGTCTATCCATTTATTGGTATTGGTTTATGCATGTATTGTATATCCATATAGTGGTATTAGTCTCTCTCTTATATACGTATATGTATATAAATATATTAGTATATCAGATGTTGATTCTGTTGTCAATAGCCCCGCCCGCCCGGATACGAATGAGGTGTATTGTCAATACTGTAAAATAATGGGATCTTTAGGGATAATTCTGTAGTTGGGATAAGGTGTAAAATTGCCAGAAATTAGGGTTATATTCCTAAACAGGTTTTGGCAGTATTTGGATATACATTCATATATGTATATTCGTATGTGTTTATATGGTCATGGGAGGTTTTGGAGGTTGCGCCCCGCCCTGTTGGTTGTCTGGGAGGGCCGCCCAAACAAAAAAAAGACTAGGCTTGTTACCTAGTCTATCCCCTGCGTCTGCGCTTCATCACCTCCAGTTTATTCAGGTATGCAATCCTCTTCATTACGTCCCTTCCTTCACTTCCTTGCCTACTTTATACGGACGACAGCCGTACCGTCTTCCTTGTACTCGATATGTTTTCCGGTCTCGTACGCCTCCCGCACCATCAAGCAGTCGGCCTTGTGGGTGACGGTGGTGGTCTTGCTATCGAACCAATTTTCCAGTTTGCAGTGTTTGCACTTAACGTTCATGAGCTAAACCCTCCTATAATCGGTGTTCCTCCCTACTCCTCTACAACGATAAACGACATGGTAGTCTCTTCCAGTAGCATGTATTCGCTATCTCTGACTTTGAACATTCCATCTGCATTCACTTCCCGCCGCTCAAAGAATCCGGGGCGGTGTTTCAGGAGCGTATCCAACTCGTACCGCCTCAGTATCTTGGACGCATAACTACATGCAATACCTATGCCAGTCAATGTGTAGTCGAGCCCCGCCAGTCTGTACAGCAGGTCTACTTGTTTAATGGCGACGCTCGTAGGGATGCCGCTCTCCAGAACAAACTCCTCTACCCCTGCACGCATTACAACTTTTGCCATTTAGATAACCTCCCATTAATTTCCAAAAATGTATTAGTAATCTATTGTTGTTATCGCAGGATGATGGAACCATGGACGAGCGCGTTTTTCAACTGTTGCAGACGTTTCCATTTGCTAGACAGTACTACAGCTTTGGACATTCCTTCCCCTCCCTTACTTTGCCCCGCCGCTTGCCATGCACTGGCGCAGTACCTCAGCGAACGAATACGCGGGGTGTTCTGTTGATACTTGCAACGGGCGGGCCGCCCGCCGTGGACGCTCCTGCTTGCGCTTGTCGCGCTCCAGAAATGCACCCAATCTAACCAATGCTGTTACCTTCATCTGTTGCCTTCCTCCGTGGGACTGCGCCCTTGCGGGCGCGGCCCTCAAAAATTCCTTACACCTTTATAATACACAAGTCAATCTATACTGTCAATACCTTTTTATGATATTCTTTGCTTTTTTCTTGGGATTCTTCTTCCAGTATGCGTTCCAGTATTTTCCTGTCAACTTCCACCTCCTTGGTGTTACCTCTATAGTAGATATAGGAACTCTCATTCACGTATGGATACGAACCCCAATCACCGTCATAGTCTTTGCCAACACCTTCACAACGTGGGCATTCGCAGGTGAAATCGTAGTCATACTCCCTTACTGTCGCCCGCACCGTGCCGTTACCTTCACACAGGTAGCAGGGCGTGTCATGGTAAAAGTCCACCCGCAAGGTATAGCCGTAGTCGTATTGCCACGTCACCATGTCACCCGTTCTGTACAGGTCGCGGGCGAACAGGAAGCGGTCGCCATACAGGTACTTGAGACTGGAAACGAGCAGGTCTGCATCGTCCCTTCTACCATACAGGTTGTAACCTACATAGAACAGGTTACCCTTGTACTCAAACGGCGAGATGAGTATACGGGCTTTCATAG